TTGATGATGATTGAAAATCCGCCGCTTGTGGCATTCTCTATGAGCCAGAGCTTACTAACAGTGTTCGGGCCTATAGTGATGGTACAAGCGCTATCAAGAGTCCCAGTGTATTTAAGAAATAAACTCCTGCCAGGGTCAGTACTACCATCGGCAATAGTAGTAGTATGAGTATCAGCATTCGTCGTGATTGCTTCCGTGCCAAATGAAAATGCCTCAGCAATTAATTCGAGGTTAGTATTTGTGCTCGCACCCCACGTGCCTGATTCATCCCCTGTGGCTATTTCTTTGAGCCGTAAATCGTTGGTATAAACTGCCATTTTAAGCTACCTCTTCCCAATCTGGGGTTTGACTATCTGATACGACAGACCATGTCGGTGTCTGACTATCATCTATATTACTCCAGTTTGGAGTTTGAGAATCATCTACTACTCCCCAAACTGTGACTTGTTGTGTTTCTGCTGTTCCTTCGACTCCTGTTGGAGTGACGAGTGCTGAGCCAACGACCGTAACCGTTCCGACAGCACCTGTACTACTGACTCCAGTTGGAGACGTAACGATACCCACTGCGACCGTAACCGTTCCGACAGCACCTGTTGCCGAAACACCTGTAACACTGGTAGCTGCATCGCCAGATACAGTAACCGAACCAACCGCGCCTGTGCTACTAACACCAGACGGTGTAGCGACCGCATCACCGGATACAGTGACCGAACCAACCGCGCCTGTTCCGCTGACGCCGCTCGGAGACGCGACGATCCCCAGCGCGACTGTAACCGTTCCAACCGATCCAGTACCAGAAACGCCAGTAACGCTAACATTCGCATCGCTGGATACAGTAACCGTTCCGACAGCACCTGTCCCACTGACGCCCGTAATCGAGACATCGACGCCCGTACCTTCGACGATAGTGACGGAGCCGACTGCGCCTGTTCCTGAAACTCCTGTGACAGAAACGTTTGCGGTTCCACTGGCTGTGACAGAACCAACACTACCCGTGCCGGAAACGCCTGTGACACTGACGTTCGAATCCGCTGAAACCGTGACCGAACCGACCGACCCTGTTCCTGCAACACCTGTAACAGAGACATTAGCATCTGTCGAGATTGTGACAGACCCAACCGCACTCGTTCCTGCAACACCTGTAACCGTGGCGTTAGCGTCTGCCGAGACTGTAACAGACCCAACCGCACCCGTGGCAGAAACGCCTGTGACCTCAATAAGGTCTGGCTCACCCCACGCATCTTCGCCCCAAGTGCCTCTACCCCAGCCAGTAACGTTTGCCACATATTATCTCTAAGCTATGCGGATAATTGCGTTACTCGCATCAGCCGTAGGAAACTGAACAGTAAAATCGCCAGAACTAGAAGTTTTATCACCACCAAAATCTAAAGCACATACAGCAGGATCACCACTAGCACTGTCATTGAATATCAAACATCCCCGTGCTGTGATTGAGCTACTACTAAAAGTAAGGTCACTGAAATCTGTAAGCGCCGTTGTACCAGACGTACTAGGGTCAACTCTTGTCAGAGATGCGCCTTTAGCGGTATATCCAGTACCAGATACTTCGTTTGAAGTGGTATACGCCGTCGTGCTAGCGCCTAAACTTGCTGAACTGGTGTACAGCGCAAGATTAAACGTACTACCGCCTGAATTTTTAAAATTGTGAACAGCTTCTAAAAGTTCTTTTTTAAAGCTAGTGCACATAGCTGTTGTAATAGCCATTACAGTCTCCTTAATATATCAGCCATATCTTGATGGCCTTGATTTTCTAATTCAGCAATTAGAGTAGTTCTATCACTTTTTACTGCTTCAGCTAAATAAAAAGCAACAACCTTTTTTACATCCTCTTTGAACGCTTCTGCTTGTTGAGCGATTAAAGGATGACAATTTCCTCCAACACTCACAATTCTATTTGCAGCAGAGTCAGCCCAAAATTCTATTGAGTGACCTTTATTTTTAGTTGTAGTAACTAAAACATTACCGACTTCCATGCTCGGAGCTTCAACTAACACTTTCGTTATCCTTTAGCAATGTCATAACGATATTCATCTCTTGAGCCGTATCCTTGCCCTAAATTTTTCAAACTATTTATTGCTTGAACAAAACGCTGCTCATATTGAGCAACTTCTTCTGGTATTTTTAGAAACGTAGCTGCTTCAACTAAAGTGCCATATAACAACGCATCAGGAGCATTACTTGATAGCCATGTAGTATCTGTTCCTGAAGTAGTAGTCAATGAAGCTGGTCGATATTTATAGTGCAACTCGAAAGAGTAATTTTGATCAGGAGTTGGGGCTAACATAAAAGTATTATCATCAAAAAGAGCGTAATACTTAGGTGTCCCTGTAGTCGCTGGATTAGGAGTAAAGTCTCTAATAAAACTAACGTGTTTAAACAAAAGGTAGCTGTAAACACTGCTAGAAATTACAGCCAAACTATACGGGGCTAAAAAATCAGTTGGTGTACTTAGATAGGTATTACTACTGGCTGCAGAACCAGTAACATTTTTTCTAAAAACAGGAAGCTCAACATTCTTGAGAATCCTTTCTTCAGACTCTTTTATAAAAGTATCTAAGTCTGCAACGAAAGTAGTTTCAGAAGTTTCGCAATAATCTTGAACAGTAGATTTTAAAGTAGCTAACGTAAAACTCATGATGTTGTCACCGTAACTGTTCCTACCTCACCTGTGCCTGATACTCCTTCGAATTTAGTTCCTATAGGGTCTACCACAGATAAAGGTTGTCCTCCGACATTAACTCCACTGTCAGTAGTATTACTCGGCCCAGTTGTTCTAATTACTCCTAGCTGAGACTGAGGTAAGGAAACTTCAGGACGCGCTTGTCTTAATGCTTCAGGATCTGTCCCTTGTCTAGGTGGTTCTAACTGTGGATGCTTTGGTTCAAAACACTCTGGACAAACTTTAAAACCTGTCCACTCCATACGGAGGTCTAAGTATCTAGCTCTAAACCCACAACGATCACAAACACCGTAAGAATGTTTACCTAGAGCGAAAGCCATTAGACATACGTCCGTTTCGGCACCAACTGAAACGCATCACTTGTGTCGTATCGTATAGCGTTAACTAAGTTTTGCTCGTACAACGGCTGTAGCAACATGGCTTTATCTGGATTCTTTTTCAAGGCTAAATTAAATGCCAACCCTGTAACTAAACAAGGCAAAAACCTACTAGGTAAATCAACGTCATCTACGGATCCAGAAATATCCTGGATTCTTTTCCACCTGTAAGAAACGAACTTATCAGTAGAGTTTTCAGGAGCTGGCCAAACAAATAACTTAGGAGTTATCGTTCTTTCTAAATAGTATTGAGTAACTCTAGCTTGAGTATTTTTGTTAGGAATATCTAAATACTCCCCCCTCTCAATTCGGTCTATTTGGAAATCTGTCTGTGTCCCATTTACTGTTCGTCTAATAACAGCATCTAAAATATCAATATCAAACTCATTTAAAGAATAAGAAGTCGTCCCTTGAACTAAATCAAGGGAGACTTGTTCTACTTCCCAAAGTTGGACTCCACGGTTTGACCAATCAGCGAACATGATATTCATAGATCGCCGAGCAGTTACTCCGTCATATCCTGTTCGATACTCTAACCCAGCAAGTTCGTAGGCTTCTTCAATTGCATCTGCTGCATTTAAAGTAAACGTTCGTGTACCTGATGTAGCCATTAGCCATACTTCTTGATGAGTTCTAAAACGATAACATAGCTGTCGTTAGAGGATGCTCCAATAGTGGTCAGATTAATATCCCCAGTTTTACCCGAGCCTGACGTATTTCGTAATCCTCCAAACTCACTAAAGTCCATATGACCGTTACTATCCTGTGCCAGACCTAGCGCGATAGTATCAGTAGTCGCATCGAATAGAAGCTGTACTTGAGTAAAACCAATAATAGAGTGACTTACTTTTTCTATAAGCACACTGCTACAAGCGGTTCCATCTTCCCTAGCGGCTAGAGCACTAACGTCTATTTTAGTTACTGCACTTTCTCCAGTGCCATCACTAAGATTAGTCAGTTGTATAACAGCTTTATGAGTACCATCAGAAATTGTTGTTGATGTGACTGCATCAGCCATAACGCTCTCCTGTTATTGGTCAGCAAACGCAGGAGCAGTTGCACCTGTAACAGTACCAAAAATCTGATAATTAGTTGTATTCAAACCAACGATAGTGACATCAAAACCAGCAGGAACATTAATTTGAATACTGCTGTTAGAGTTACCATCAGAGAAAACTGCACTTACTTCGTTATCAGTATCGAGGAAAGTAACCCCGCCGATATAGAAGTTTGAGTTTCCTGGGGTAACAATAATTGCATCAGTGCCATCAGCGGCACCCCCTGCATAGACAAATCTAAACATTGAACCAGCAATAGGTGAAGGCAACGTGTAAGTGTTGTCTTGAGTACCGTCTGGAACTAAAAGGATTCTACCGCTGTGAGTAGCGTTAGTAAGAGTTACGTCACCATCTGAAAGACTTACAGGGCCATCACCTAGAGTCACAACTTCCGTGATTGTGCCTGTTGTTGCATTTTTGCTGATCGTCTTCAGCGTACTTTCTGAACGGATAGGACCGTTAAAAGTTGAATTAGCCATTGTTATCTCCTGTCTTGGCTATGTCAGATACGGGATGTATCTGTCAGGGATAGCTGCTTTATACAGGAGAAAAAGAAAAGGGGCAACAAGTGCCCCTTTCTTTGTGATATTACGCAGCTCCAGGAGAACCGAATATACCACGCCAGTCACTAAAGCCAAAACTATAGCGTTCTCTGGCTTTATATCGAACATTACCAGTTTCGAAGTCACCTTCCATGCTGGTTGTAACAGGTGAACGCACAAAGTGCTTCAGTCCGTTAGGTACGTCCGTAGTCAGGAAAAACGCATCAGTATCTGTTAGATAGTGATTGACGGTATATCCCTCAGGAACCATACCCATGTTACGCAGTGCGTTAATATCGTTATCAGACGTACCAACTCGTCCTGGGGTTTCCAGTAGACGATCTGCAACGAATTGCAAAGCGGTAGGAATGATTAGCTTACGAGCTTGAGCATTGATCTTAAGACCACGCTCATCTTCGAAAGCTGCGATATCGATCAGAGACTGCTCTAGGGAAGTTTCGTTAAGATCAGACGCAGTCGTAAGTTCGTTGCGTTGAGTCTCATTCCCTACAGTCGGGTGATCGGTTGCACATAGTTCTTTGCCGTCGCCACCAACAAAAGAGGAGCTGAACGCATTGTTCAATATGTTAGCGCCTTTAATGTTTTTAGTGGTCATCATAGAACGAGCAAGTGCTCGCGTATAACGAGATGACAAGGTGTCGTACAAATTATCTTCAATCGCTTCTTCAGTCAATGAAAAAGCCAATGCGATAGTTTCATGCGAATACCGTGCAGTAAAAGATTCTTGCGCGGTGTCATAAGTAACACCAGAACCTTCAAACTTCACAGGAGCCTCGCCGAAACCAGTCAACATAACCTCTTCTTCAAAAGCTCGTTCTGAAGTTTCGGTTTCGAAGATTTCTTCGTACTCTGCGTCGTAGCGATCATACTCTAGTCCAAAGAGAGCATGAAGGCCAGGAACCAGCTCTTTTACGAGTTGAGCTCTATTAATAGCCATTAGTTACTCTCCTTCGACTATACAGCGAATACGTTAGTTGGGAACGTAAAGTATCCACGAGCGTTAGCACCGATGCTATTACTCGGAGAATCTACGAACCTGTTCAACAACGCGATTCCGCTACTGGTTGTCGCTGTTACACCTTCTTTGGATCGACCATTGTTAGTGCTACCAGCGGTGGTTGTAATCGTATACTTATCACCTATAAAACTTACAGCAGGAGTACCAGCAGTAAATTGTGCCTCGTATACGATGCCTGGATCGGTATATACATACGCTTCAATGTCTGCAGAACCAAGCGTAGCTGTGGATGCAGGGAAGAAGTTAGAGTATGTAGGAGTACCGTCTGTTGCGGTGTAGAAACAGCCAGCAAAAACACCTGCTGGTGTGCCTGTCGCAGTGCCTTGGATAACGTACCCAGAAGATAGGTTTACAACGTCTCCGTTGAAGATAGCAGCAGAAGTGCCACTAGCAATACGCAACTTCTGAGGACGAATCGTTCCACCGTATAGGTGGTAGGCTGGTGTGAACCCATTAGGGGCGTCAGTATTAGCCATGATTTAATCCTCTAAGGAAAATGATGTTTTTAATCCGTAGTCGGTTGTCGACTACCGAATTCCACTTTTGTGCTTCTCCTCATGTCGCTCTGTCGGAGCGGCATTCTTGGATCAGCTTCTCGCATCAAATCATTATCGACACCTTGAAGTTGTTCAGCAGTCTTTCCTTGAAAGTAATGATTGCGTTCTTCAACAGTCTCTTCTGGAATTTTAGCGAGAATTAAGCCACCAACACCTATTACGCCAGCGTGTTTACCGTCCTCAATCGTAGGAGCATCAAAATCTGGATGGTCTTCTGCTCTTACAGGCTCGAATCCTTCACGAATACGCTTAGACATATTCGCTCTATCATCATGCCCACGGACTTCTGCACGTACCCACCTGTGTTTGTATCCAGGAGGAGCTTCAGGAGCGTCTAACATAGATGGCGGTTGCCATGGTTTACGGCGAGATTTCTTTTCTCGAGTTTCAGCAGATCTGGAGGTACGATCTGACATTTTCATCTCCTATACAAATTTTGCGTACTCTTCAAGAGGCACACCGATTCTTTTAGCTATCGCTACTTGTGACGGTGTGAGTTTCACATTGCGTGCTCCTTTTTTAACAGCACCTGCACCTCGGCTGGCACCTGCTACGGAGGACTGCACGTTCTTTTTCCCTTCGGAAAACTTATTTGGAAAAAGTTCCCTAATCTCACTATCTACTCTTTCATAGTAGTAATCAGAACTAGGCGGAACTCCCTCCTTTAACAACTTTTGATGAATGCCCATAGCAGCGTATGTCATGCCTTCATCTTCCCCAAACCAACTGTTTTCTGAAGCCCATTTTTCTGCACGGGGATCAGGAGCAGCTGGTTGTACATTAGTTGCCTGTTGTTGGACAGGCTGCGGCTGTTCTGTACTAGACTGAACAGATTTTTGTTTTGCAACTAATCTTTCGGCATTCTGCGCTTCTAAAGAAGTTTTAGCAACCGCTTCAGTAGCCAAAGCAATCGCCTCTGCGTCCCCAAGTTCTTGAGCTTCTTTCAATGCTCGTCTAGCGCGTTCTTTATCAGCAGCAATACGAGCAGTATATTCAGCTACTAATGTCTCGTCTGAAGATTTTAATTTATTCTGCAAACTTGCAGTTTGTTCAGACATTTTCTTAGCAAACTGAACAGCCT